GCACGTAATAGGAAAGGTAGTTTATCAGAGGTTTTGGGGGACTAGTTCAGGTATGTACCTGACTAGTCTCCTGAATACCTTTGGCAACTGGCGAGTACATTATTTGGCATTCAAATATTTATACCCGAAAGGAGATTGGAGTAAGGTCCAGATGAGCTTTACCGGAGATGACTCTGTTGGTGGTGTAGATCCCGAATATCCCGAATATAATGTTAAGCGATTATCAGAAATATTTTGGAAGTTTTGGAGAATGGTGTATACGGCCCCAGATAAAACTTTACAGACCACGACCTCGTGGGATAAGGTTGAATACCTTAAAAGGAAGTTTGTCAAAGGGCATGCAGGCATCATGGCACCACTATCAGAGGCCTCGATGGCTAATATGGTGAAATGGACCGAAGGAGAATTCACGCAGGAGAAGGCTTATTCAGTGATGAATAGCGTCCTGCTTGAATGTTGGCACTACGGAGAACAAATGTACAATAAATGCCTCGCGTGGTGCCACGTAGAAGCAGAATTTTTCGGAGTACGCACGTTGCCTGATTGGCAGGCTATGCGAGAACTTCGTCGAATTGATTATGGAGGTTATTTATTGGACCATCCCCGGCAAGATGTAAAAAGGCACTCCGCTTGTGGAGTAGAACAAGACGTGGCTCTTCCCGATATGGAGAGTGCGAGCTGGAAGACAGCGGGGACTACCTACCTGGCAACAGAAAAGGGACAGCGTTCGGATGCTGAAGACGAGGTCGTGCTGCAGAGCATGGATTGTCGAGTTCCGAGGGTGGATGGCTTTTATCTCAGTCGTTCACTTGTTTTAGAGATAGCGAACACAGAAACAACAGCAATTAATACTATACAGGCGGATCATCCTCAGGAGCTTACTAAGCCGGCGGAGACCACTTTGTTTATGACTCCAACGATGAGTTTTGGCGAAGTGGGAGAAACTGGACAGCAGGCTACTACAGGATACGCTTCTATAGCGCATGGTGTCGGAGAGTTTGACGACACGAGATTATTAGAGAGAGAGACTAAACTACTCACACTAGACTGGGCGACAACGGACCCGGCCGGTGAGTTATTTAGGGGAGATGTGGATAAACTCCTGAGAGAATATGTGCGTAATGCACGTGTGTTGTCTCAGTTCCACTTCTACCGTACAGGAATAGAATTAACAGTAAGAATGGTGACTAACCAGTTTTACTATGGAGCACTTATGGTTACTTTGTATCCTACTAATGCTACGGGCGAGAGAGTAGACGAGCGAGCCGTGTTGGATCCCACTATATTGACTGCCAGTTCAGATCAGGCAGTGATTAAAGAGTGGGCTTATACATGGCCCTTTGCTTGGAAGAAGACTGATGGCGCGGACGTCGACGACTACCCTACGAATTTAGTGATAGACATCGTGGCTCCTTTGAAAACAGCAAAGGACACGATGCCGGATACTATTTCCGTGCAGGTGTGGGCGAGATTTACCGACATTAAGTTATCTTATCCTAAGGAACCCGCAGTTTTACCGGAACTGCAAAGTATGACCGTACCCAAGGTTAAGTA